GAGAAAAATAGTATTTAATTGTGGCTGACGTAACTAATTACACTATTGAAAATGCTTCTGGAGCGAATGTAAGAACTGATCTTAATAATGTTTTTGCTGCGATCCAATCAAGTAATTCAAAGTCATCTGACTTAGCTTCAAGTCAATGTGTAGCTGGTATGCCTTTTTTAAATACCACTACAAATATTTTAAAAATAAGAAACTCAAGTAATGGTGCGTTTACTGAAATAGGAAATATAGATCAAGCTAACTTAGGTTTACTGTCTAAGGCTGGTGGCACAATGACAGGTGCTTTTCTTGCTGATGATGCTGGAAATGCTTCTGCTCCTGCAATAAGTTTTGATACAGATACAGATTTAGGATTATTTAGAAAGTCTGCAAATGTAATGGGGTTTTCTTCTAGTGGAACAGAAAGATTAATAATGGATTCGAGTGGTATAACATTACAAGCTCAAAGTGATTTACGTTTTGCTGATGCGGATAGTAGTAATTATGTAGGTTTTCAAGCGCCAGCCACAGTTTCTTCTAATGTTGTATGGACTTTACCAGCTACCGATGCTTCTGTTTCTGGTTATGCTCTTGTATCTGACGCATCTGGAACGTTAAGTTGGGCTGCTGCTGGAGCAGGTGCTCAAGGTGCTGGAAGTGACAATATCTTTTGGGAAAACGACCAAACAGTAACTCAGAGTTATACTATTACTAATGGACAAAATGCTGGCAGCTTTGGTCCGATTACTATACAATCAGGGGTAACAGTTACAGTTGGTGCTGGTGAAACCTGGACAGTCGTTTAAATTATGAGTCAACTTAAAGTCAACAGCATAATTCCAGTATCAGGTGTACCAACAGGCGGTGGTGGTGGGATAATTCAAACTGTTCAAGCAACTAAAGGCGATGTTTTCACAACAACAAGTACAAGCAATGTAGATGTAACTGGTTT